ATCAGCCTGGCGTGGCGCGCTGGACATCGAGATCAGCATCGTGCCAGGCAAGGACGGCGTGCCCATGCAGATCGTCCAGCGCAAGTCCAAGGACGCCGAGCTGGCCCAGACGGTCCACGTCGAGCTGCAGCAGGTCACCATCCCAGGCTGGTACGACGAGGACAACCAGCCGGTTACATCGGCCGTCATCGTCCAGGCGCAGCCGCCAGCCAGCCCCAGGAAGGACAGCAAGATCGACAGCCATCGCAAGACATTCGAGAACGCTTGGTGGTCGTCAGGAGCTGAGGAGCGTAATGGTTTACCCTACCTCAGCAGGTCGGCGATGGTGGACTACCTGGTCCAGAAAATGGACGTGAGCGAGGCCTCGGCCAAGGTCTACATCAAGCCCAGCGCCAACGGAAAACCCATCGCAGACCTGCTGGTGGCCGAGATCATCGAGGCCTTCGAGCACGGCTGGACTGTGATCGATGAGGCCCAGGCTAGTGCCATGCTGATCAGGAAATCGGCGAGTTGAATACGACTTATCCACAGACTTATCCACAGGCATGGCAATGGAACAAGGTAACAGAACGGAAAAAAACGGAATTCCGTTCCCTGGGCAAAACAGCGGAAAACGGGAACGGAACGGAACACACCCCTTTAGGGGTGTTCCGCAGTTCCCTTCCGATGCGGCGAGATTCCATGACGAACCACTTTAAAAAGTGGGAAAAAGTTATCCACAGGAGAATGCAGTGAGCACCATCAACGTGAACGAGATGCTGGCCGGACGCCAGTCAACCTATGGCGCGTTCGAGAACCACGCCAAGATCAGCCAGGCGCTCAAGGACGTGATGTTCGAGCGATCAGGCTGGGACCGGCTCAAGCCAGACCAGCGCGAAGCCCTGGAGATGATCCAGCACAAGATCGCGCGCATCCTCAACGGCGACCCGACCTACGCCGACAACTGGATCGACATCGCAGGCTACGCCACCCTGGTGGCCAACCGGCTCGAAAAAGGGGAGAATGACGCATGACCACAAAATCCCACAAAACCAACCCAGCCGACAAGGTCGAGCAGTGGCCCATCGAAAAGCTGGTGCCCTACGCCAAGAACTCGCGCACCCACAGCGAGGAACAGGTCGCCCAGATCGCGGCCAGCATCCGCGAGTGGGGCTTCACCACCGCAGTCCTGGTGGACGAGTCCGGCAGCATCATTGCCGGTCATGGTCGCGTGATGGCGGCGCGCAAACTCGGGCTGGCATCATTGCCGGTCATGGTCGCGCAGAACTGGACGGACGCTCAGAAACGTGCCTACGTCATTGCTGACAACAAACTTGCACTCAACGCAGGGTGGGACAATGAGCTGCTGGCGCTGGAACTCGGCGAACTCGGTGAGATGGGATTCGACGTCTCGCTCACAGGCTTCGACCAAAGCGAGATCGATGCACTGACCAAGCTCGAGGACGCGGAGCAGATCGAATACCATGGCGATCCTGACGACGTCCCAGAGATTCAGGAAAACCACACCAGCGTGCCTGGCGATGTCTGGATTCTCGGCAACCACCGTCTGATGTGCGGTGACAGCACGTCCATCGATGCAGTCGAAAAGCTCATGGACGGAAAGCTGGCCGATCTGGTCTGGACCGATCCACCGTACAACGTGGCGGTCGAAGGAAAGGCCGGGAAGATCATGAATGACGACATGGGAACCAGCGAATTCCGCGACTTCCTGCGCAGCGTCTACGCCTGCTACTACGCAGTCATGCGCGCTGGCGCTGTCATCTACGTGGCGCACGGTGAATCCGAGCGCGCTGCGTTCTCGGACTGTCTGATCGAGGCAGGCCTGAAAATGTCCCAGGTGCTGATCTGGGTCAAGCAAAGCGCAACCCTGTCGCGCCAGGACTTCAACTGGCAGCACGAACCCATCATCTACGGATGGAAGGAAGGCGCTGGCCATTACTTCTGCGGTGACTTCACGCTCACGACCGTGATCGATGACGATATCGACCTCAAGTCGATGAAGAAAGAGCAGTTGATCGAGCTGGTCAACGAGATGCGCAATAAGGCCAGCGGAACTATCATCCGGCACAACAGGCCAACGAAAAGCGATCTGCACCCGACCATGAAGCCGGTCGCGCTGGTCGAACGCATGATCGAGTGGAGCAGCCATCCAGGCGAGATCGTCCTGGACCTGTTCGGCGGAAGTGGAAGCACGCTGATCGCTGCGCAGAAAGCCAATCGACATGCCAGACTCATGGAACTCGACCCGAAGTTCTGCGACGTGATCGTCAAACGGTGGCAAGAGTTCACCGGCAAGCAGGCAGTCCACGCAGAAACCGGGCAACCTTTCGCGGAGGTGAAGAATGGCGACCAAAAAGCCAAAGCAGAATCTTGAAAAATCGGTCGTAAAAAAGCCGAACGGCCATGGCGGTGCTCGTGAAGGCGCTGGCCGCGAGGCCTTCCAGCCGACCGATGCCGAACGAAAACAGGTCGAGGCCATGTCCGGCTACGGCCTCCCCATCGAGCAGATCGCCATCCTGGTGCGCAATGGAATCGACGCGGACACGCTGCGCAAGCACTTTGCCACCGAGTTGATGGCAGGCAAGGCCAAGGCGAACTCTGGCGTCGGTCGCACCCTGTTCCAGAAGGCGATGGGCGGCGACACGGCGGCCATGATCTGGTGGTCAAAGACCCAGATGAAGTGGAAGGAAACCCAGGCTCATGAGCTGACCGGCGCAGACGGCGCTCCACTGGAATTTGCGAAGATCGAACGAGTGGTCATCCGTGGCAAAGCAGACGCTCAAAATTCAGACGCCTGAGTGGGCGCTGCCGCTGCTGGAGCCGGCGCGCTACAAGGGCGCGCACGGTGGCCGCGGCTCTGGCAAGTCGCACACCTTCGCAGAGATGCTGATCGAGGCGCACATCCTGGACCAGACCAGCCGCAGCGTCTGCGTGCGCGAGGTCCAGAAGTCGCTGGCGCAGTCGGTCAAGCGCCTGCTGGAGCTGAAGATCGAGTCCATGAATGCCGGCGCGTACTTCGAGGTGCAGGAGGCCGTCATCAAGTCCAAGAAGGGCGACGGCCTGATCATCTTCCAGGGCATGCAGAACCACACGGCCGACTCGATCAAGTCGCTGGAGGGCTACGACCGTGCCTGGGTGGAGGAGGCGCAGAGCCTGTCCCAGCGCAGCCTGGACCTGCTGCGGCCGACCATCCGAAAGCCTGGCTCAGAGCTGTGGTTCACTTGGAACCCGAGCCAGGCCAGCGACCCGGTGGACAACCTGCTGCGCGGCGCGAAGCCGCCACCAGACGCCAAGGTCATCGAGGTCAACTTCGACGACAACCCCTGGTTTCCCGACGTGCTGCGCGCCGAGATGGAGTACGACAAGGCGCGCGACCCGGACAAGTACGCACACGTCTGGCGTGGCGGCTACCTGCAGAACAGCAGCGCGCGCGTCTTCCGCAACTGGCGCATCGAGGAGTTCGATGCACCGAAGGACGCCATCCACCGGCTCGGCGCAGACTGGGGCTTTGCCACCGACCCGACCGTCCTGGTGCGCTGCCACATCGTCGGCCGCACGCTCTACATCGATCACGAGGCCTACATGGTGGGCTGCGAGATCGTCAACACGCCAGAGCTGTTCATGACCGTGCCGGAGGCCGAGCGCTGGCCCATCGTGGCCGACAGCTCCAGGCCGGAGACGATCAGCCACATGCGCAAGAACGGCTTCCCGAAGATCATGCCGGCCGTCAAGGGCGCGAAGTCGGTCGAGGAGGGAGTCGAGTGGCTCAAGTCCTACGACGTGGTGGTCCACCCGCGCTGCACGCACACTATCGACGAGCTGACCTTCTACAGCTACAAGACCGATCCACTGACCGGAAAAGTCCTGCCGATCCTGCAGGACAAGAAGAACCACGTCATCGATGCGCTGCGGTACGCGTGCGAAGGCGTCCGCAGGGCTGCGGTGGTTTCGCGGCCCGTTGACTTCAAACCATTGCCGGTGACGAGTAAATGGTAGAAAATACTTGCAAATAGGGGCGAAATATGGCACGCATGTCCAAAGAGCAATATCTCAACAAACTGCACAGCGATGCGCTGGCGCAGTTCAACGACATCCAGACTGCACTGCGCGACGAGCGCCTGCAGTGTCTGCAGGACCGGCGCTTCTACAGCCTGGCTGGCAGCCAGTGGGAAGGTCCACTCTGGGACATCTACGAGAACAAGCCGCGCTTCGAGGTGAACAAGATTCACCTGAGCGTGATCCGCATCATCAACGAGTACCGCAACAACCGCATCACGGTGGACTTCACGCCGAAGCCTGGCCAGGATGACAAGCTGGCCGAGACGTGCGACGGCCTGTACCGTGCCGACGAGAAGGACAGCGTGGCCGACGAGGCCTACGACAACGCCTTCGAGGAGGCGGTGGGCGGTGGCTTCGGTGCCTGGCGTCTGCGCAACGTCTACGAGGACGACGAGGACGAGGACAACGAGCGCCAGCGCATCCTGATCGAGCCGATCTTCGACGCCGACAGCTCGGTGTTCTTCGACCTCAACTCAAAGCGCCAGGACAAGTCCGACGCCAGGTTCTGCTACGTCGTCACCAGCATGACACGCCAGTCCTACAAGGAAACCTGGGGCGACGATCCGACCGACTGGCCCAAGGAAATCCACCAGTACGAGTTCGACTGGGCGACGCCGGACGTGGTCTACGTCGCCGAGTATTACAAGGTCGAGGATGTCAGCGAGACGATCCGCATCTTCCGAGCCATCGACGGCACCGAGGAGCGCTATCGCCAGGCCGACTTCCTGGCCGACCCGGCGCTCGAAGAGACCCTGGCGGCCATCGGTAGCATCGAGGTGCGCCAGCGCAAGATCAAGACCCGCAAGGTCCACAAGTACATCATGTCGGGCGGCCGCATCCTGGAGGATGCCGGCTACATCGCCGGCAAGGAAATCCCCATCGTGCCGGTCTATGGCAAGCGCTGGTTCGTGGACAACGTCGAGCGCTGCATGGGCCAGGTGCGCCTGGCCAAGGATGCCCAGCGCCTGAAGAACATGCAGCTCAGCAAGCTGGGCGAGATCAGCGCGCTGTCCAGCGTCGAGAAGCCGATCCTGACGCCTGAGCAGGTCACCGGCCACCAGGTCATGTGGGCAGACGACAACATCCGCAACTACCCATACCTGCTGATCAACCCGATCACCGGCCCGGACGGCAGCCAGCAGGTCAGCGGCCCAGTGGCCTACACCAGAAGCCCACAGATACCGCCTGCGATGGCTGCTCTGATGCAGATCACCGAGCAGGACATGCAGGACATCCTGGGCAGCTCGCAGCAGGCCGACAAGATGGTCAGCAACATCTCGGGCAAGGCCATCGAGATGATCCAGACCCGCCTGGACATGCAGACGTTCATCTACATGTCCAACTTTGCCAAGGGCATGCAGCGCTGCGGTGAAATCTGGCTCAGCATGGCACGCGACATCTACGTCGAGGAAGGCCGCCAGATGAAGACCATCGGCCCGAACGACGACATCGGCATGGTCGAGCTGATGAAGCCGACCGTCAGCGATGCCGGCGAGGTGGTCATGGAGAACGACCTGAGCCGTGCCAAGTTCGACGTGAACGTCGAGGTCGGCCCATCCAGCACCAGCAAGCGCGCGGCCACCGTCCGAGCGCTGACCGGCATGATGGCCATCACCGACGACCCGCAGACCAAGCAGGTGCTGCAGGCGATGGCCATGATGAACATGGAAGGCGAGGGCATCAGCGACGTGCGCGACTACTTCCGCAAGCAGCTCGTGCGCATGGGCGTGGTCAAGCCGACCGAGCAAGAGCAGGAAGAGATGATGGTCGAGCTGCAAGGCCAGCCCGAAGACCCGAACAAAATCTTCCTGCAGGCTGCGGCCGAGGAGGCTATCGCCAAGGCGGCCAAGGCGCGTGCCGACACGGTCAAGACCGTGGCCGACGCCGGCCTGTCGCGTGCCAGGACAGCCGAGACGCTTGCCAAGACTGGCGTCCAGGAACAGAACATGGCGCTCACGGCAATGGAGGCCGAGCAGCAGGCCATCATGGGGCAGCAGATTCAGCCTGTTGTCAGATGACGCCGAATGCGTGAAAATGTGAGAAACGGCGACCACCCAGCCGTGTCAATGGGTGAGTTTGATGGGGTCAACCAATGAACAAAAGGGCAGTAGTTGTAGACGAGAGCCAAGTGGACGAAACCGTAGTGCTTGAGGACGAGCCGCAGGACGTTGAGATCGATGCTGGTGAGAACAATGCCGCCAGCGACCAACTGACCGATGGCGAGACCGAGCAGCACGAGGAAGAGTCCGACGAGGTGGTCGTCTCCATTGGCGAGGAAGCGCCCCCCGCCGAAGAGGAGCAGCGTGCGCCTGAATGGGTGCGTGAGCTGCGTAAGGCCAACCGCGAGAAAGAGCGACGCATTCGAGAACTCGAAGCCAAGCTGCAGACAACTGCGCAGACTGAGAACAAGCCGGTCGCGCTGGGTCCGAAGCCCAAGCTGGAGGAATTCGACTACGACGCCGACAGGTTCGAGCAAGCACTGGATGCCTGGCATGAGCGCAAGCGCCAGCACGATCTGGAGACCGAGAGGGTCCGCCAGGCCGAGCAGACGCAGCAACAAGCCTGGCAAGCCAAGCTGGAGGGCTACAGCAAGGCCAAGGCCGAGCTGAAGGTCCGAGACTATGAGGACGCCGAGGCGATTGCCCAGGAGGTCTTCAACGTCACCCAGCAAGGCGTCATCTTGCAAGGAGCTGACAATCCCGCACTGGTCATCTACGCACTCGGCAAGAACCCGAAAAAGGCTGCAGACCTCGCAAAGATCAACGACCCCGTGAAGTTTGCCTTCGCGGTAGCGAAACTGGAGAAGGAATTGAAAGTGACGAACCGCAGGGCAGCACCCGCACCGGAGCGAGTAATCCAGGGGACTGGACGAGTCTCTGGTGCGGTGGACTCAACTCTTGAACGGCTGCGTGAAGAAGCGGCGCGTACTGGCAACATGACGAAAGTCATTCAGTACAAAGCGCAGAAACGTGCAGCATCCAAAAACTGATTTTTGAAATAGGAGCCCATCATGGCTAATAGTTTTTCCAAAGAAGAGCGCGTAGCGTTCGAAGACCTCCTGGAAGGTTTCCAGGATGCCCTGGTTCTGTCCCGCAACGTTGCGATCTACAACACAGATCAGACGATGATGGAACGTGCCAACAACACCATCTGGCGTCCCCAGCCTTACATCGCTCAGTCGATCAACAGCACGCCTGGCACCCCGATCTCTGGCTACAAGGCCATGACTCAGCTTGCCGTGCCTGCAACCTTGGGTTTCAGCAAGACTGTGCCCTGGGAAATGACCACGCTCGAACTGCGTGATGCCCTGCAGGAAGGTCGCCTTGGCGACTCTGCCAAGCAGAAGCTCGCGTCTGACATCAACGTGGCCATCATGAGTTCTGCTGCGAACCTCGGTTCGCTGGTGGTGCCCATCGCTGCTGCTGCTGGTGACTATGACGACGTGGCCCTGTGCGACGCCATCATGAACGAGCAGGGCGTGCCTGACTACGACCGCTTCCTGGCTCTGTCCAGCCGTGACTACAACGGTCTGGCCGGTAACTTGGTGGGAACTGCTCGCAGCTTCGGCAATGCCAAGTCTGACCGTGCCTACGAGCGCAGCTACGTCGGCATGGTGGCCAGCTTCGACACCTACAAGATGGACTACGCCAACCGCCTGACCGCTGCTGCAGGCTCTGGCATCACCATCGACACCAGTGGTGCCGGCACCCAGGCCAACTACACGCCCCAGGCGACCTCGACCGCTGTCGGCGGCCAGATCAACGTGGACAACCGCTTCCAGACTGTCACCGTGTCGTCCACGACCGGCGTGGCTGCTGGCGATGCGTTCACGATCACTGGCGTGGAAGCTGTCCATCACATCACCAAGCAGAGCACCGGCCAGCGCAAGACCTTCCGGGTCGTGTCCGTTGACTCGGCCACCACCATGACGATCACCCCCCCGATCATTGGTGCCCAGGCTGTCGCCACCGACGCTCAGTTGCAGTACAAGAACGTGGAAGTGGTCACCCCGTCCAACACGGCGGCCATCAACTTCTTGAACGTCAACACCGCCTCGGTGAACGTGTTCTGGCAGCGTGACTCGCTGGAAATTCTGCCTGGCCGTTATGCCGTGCCTTCGGACGCTGGTGTCGCAGTGATGCGCGCAAGCACCGACCAGGGCATCGAGCTGGTGATGCAGAAGTTCTACGACATCGACAGCATGACGATCAAATATCGTCTCGACACGCTGTTCGGTGTGGTGAACAAGAACCCCGAGATGTCCGGCATCTTGTTGTTCAACCAGTAAGCAGCAGGCTGAGGGAAGGGGCTTCGGCCCCTTCTCTCTTTCACCAACAAGGAGCGCACCATGCCGTTGACCAAGGGTTATTCGCAGAAGTCCATCAGCAAGAACATCTCCAAGGAGATGAAGAAGGGCATGCCTCAGAAGCAGGCCGTGGCCGTCGCGCTGTCCACTGCGCGCACTGCAGCCAAGGCCGCAGGCAAGCCGAGCAAAGCGCCAGCCAAGCCCAAGAAGGCCATGAAATGAAGGCCGGCTTGTACGCCAACATCCACGCCAAGCGCGAGCGCATCGAGCGCCAGAAGGCTGCAGGCAAGACGCCTGAGCGCATGCGCAAGCCTGGCACCAAGGGCGCTCCGACCACTGCAGCCTTCAAGGCTGCGGCCAAGACAGCGAAGAAGGCAAAGTGATGGAAACGAACATCCTCGCACCCAAGTACCGCAAGAACAAGAAGCCTGTGAAGGTGCGTAAGCCTTCCAAGCCCATCGATGGCATCAACCATCGTCTGTTGCGAGAGCAAGCAGAAGCCCAGGCCAAGATCAAGGCTGCCGAGCCTGTCGAGACCGCTGTGCCCGACGAAGACGCACCCCCGACACGCGAAGAGCTGGAGGCCAAAGCCACCGAGCTGGGGATACCATTCAACGGTCGGACATCTGACAAGAAACTCAGTGGCCTGATCGCCACTGCACTGCAGCAGGGAGACTGACATGGGCTACAGCAAGCGCCAATTCATTGAGGCTGCACTCGCAGAGATCGGCCTTGCGTCCTATGCATTCGACCTGCAGCCCGAGCAGCTTGAGGCCGCCAGGCAGCGTCTCGATGCCATGATGGCCGACTGGAACGGCAAAGGCATTCGGCTCGGCTACCCGATCCCGGTCAGCCCACAAGACGGCAGCATCGACGAGCAGACCAACGTGCCGGACTCGGCCTACGAGGCCATCATCTGC